AAGGGAAAGGGACAAGAAACCGAATAAATAAGTATGAGACCTTTTCGTGCGGTCTCTACGAAAGTCGGAACACCCTAAAGAGAAGTTCGGTTTTCACCGTTCTTCTCTTTTTTGTTTTGTGGTTAAATAGTATTGGATGCCTTCGGGGTCCACAAAATACAAACTCGCTTTTAAAGGAGCTACCATAATGACTAACCTTATGCGTTATACTGCTGCGGATCTTCCTACTCTCTTGGATAAGATTACTCGCAATAGTATTGGAATGGATGAGTATTTTGATCGTCTATTCAATCTTCACGAAACTACAACAAATTATCCACCTTATAATCTTATTCAGGTAAATAATGTAGAATCTCATTTAGAGATTGCTCTAGCAGGATTTAAAAAGGGGGAAGTATATGTTTTCACCGAGTATGGAAAACTTTTTGTCGAAGGACAAAAAGAAGATACTGAATCGGATAGGACGTTTGTCCACAAGGGTCTGGCTCAAAGAAGTTTCAAAAGGGCATGGACTCTCTCTGACGACACAGAAGTCCGAGAAGTCATCTTTGAGGACGGATTACTTACCATTCGATTAGGAAAGATTGTTCCAGAACATCATAGTCGTAAAGATTATCTCTAAATAAAAATAAAAAATGAAATCTTTCGACGAGTTCCGAAAAATTGCATATCAGAGGGCAGTTCCACACACTGTTTATTCTCAAGGAAAACAAAAACAAATTCCAAAAGGAAAAGCAGTTCCTGTAAGAAGTCGTTCAAGTGCTGGAGGAAATGGTGATGGTGGTGGAGGAGATGGTGGAGAATAAATATTAATTGAACTATCGTCGGCGCTGGGAGGTAACTGAAATATTATTTCAGACATAAAAGAAGGATTTTTTGAAGAAAAATTAGTTTGTTATCTATTGGAAAAACCTTGTTCAATAGTAATCAACGGAAGTTATAGAGTTGTTGGTGAAGAAGAAGATGAGGAAGAAACAAAAAATAGAGTAAGCATTTCTCTTAAAACTTGGCCCTCTCTTTCGGATCAGACTGTAGTTGAAATAGTTCCTGATTGGATAGTAACTCTAGTGGAACCAAACGAACAACTTAAAAAAATGTATGAAGAACAAGTATTAGGAACTGAACAAAATGAAATTAACGAAAATGTTGGTATTACTGAACGATCTGATTCTGATCAGTCAGATTGAGGAAGTTACCTCTGAACTAGGAGAACCTGATTGTAAGATTACAAATCCTTTTGTTGTGAAAAAGGATCAAACTCTGGAACCATTTCTTTGTGGATATTCAAAGCAAACTACATTTATGATGAGTTCTGATAAGATTTTAACTCTTACAGATCCAACACCAACACTTCTTGAAAAATACGAGGACCTTATTAAAGAATGACTCTACGCTTTTATACTAATGTTCAATTGATTGGAAACCAATTTTTGGTTCGTGGAGTTGAGAATGGTAAAAGATTTGAAAATAGAGATGAGTTTTTTCCAACTCTATTTGTGAAGAGTAAAAAGCAATCAAAATATAAAACATTAAGTGGTGAGACTGTAGAACCTATAAATCCTGGGACAGTCCGAGATTGTCGTGAGTTTTATAGTAAATACGAAAACGTAGATGGTTTTGAAATTTACGGAAATGAAAGATATATCTATCAATATATTTCCGAAAAATATCCAGAGGATGAGATTAAATTTGATATCAGCAAAATAAAACTTGTGACTTTGGATATTGAGGTTGCATCCGAATCTGGATTTCCTGATGTCGAGTCTTGTTCGGAAGAAATTCTAGCAATCACAATCCAGGATTATACTACTAAAAAAATTATCAGTTGGGGCGTCAAACCATTTAAGAATACTCGTAGCGATGTAACTTATTACCATTGTCCATCAGAATATGAACTCCTAAACAACTTTATTAATTATTGGATGGTCGATGTTCCTGATGTTGTTACTGGATGGAATATTCAAATGTACGATATCCCTTACATTTGCAAACGTCTGAATCGTGTTCTTGGTGAAAAACTAATGAAGCGTTTTTCTAACTGGGGACTTGTAACTGAAGGCGAAGTGTATATCAATGGACGTAAGCACACTACATTCGATGTGGGTGGTCTGACTCAACTTGATTACCTGGACCTTTATAAGAAGTTTACTTATAAAGCACAAGAGTCTTATCGTCTCGATTACATTGCAGAAGTGGAACTAGGTCAGAAAAAACTTGATCACTCTGAGTTTGATACCTTTAAGGATTTCTATGCTAAAGGGTGGCAAAAGTTCATTGAATACAACATTGTTGACGTAGAACTTGTTGACCGTCTGGAAGACAAGATGAAACTGATTGAACTTGCACTTACGATGGCCTATGACGCTAAAGTCAACTATGCGGATGTATTCTATCAAGTTCGAATGTGGGACAACATCATTTACAATTACCTTAAGAGGAGAAATATTGTAATTCCTTCAAAAAATAAATCTCAAAAAAATGAGAAGTATGCTGGTGCTTATGTAAAAGAACCAAAACCTGGAATGTATGATTGGGTTGTTAACTTTGACCTTAACAGTCTTTATCCACACTTGATTATGCAATTCAATGTAAGTCCAGAAACTCTTATGGAAGAAAGGCATCCAACTATTACTGTGGATAAAATTCTTAATCAAGAACTTACTTTTGAGATGTATAAGGATTATGCGGTATGTCCTAATGGTGCAATGTATCGTAAGGACATTCGTGGTTTTCTTCCAGAACTTATGGAGAAAATGTATACTGACCGTGTAATCTTCAAAAAGAAGATGATTGAAGCAAAAAAGCAATATGAAAAGACAAAGGACAAAGAACTTGTAAAAGAAATTGCCCGATGCAATAATATTCAAATGGCAAAGAAGATTTCTCTTAACTCTGCTTATGGTGCTATTGGTAATCAGTATTTTCGTTATTATAAATTAGAAAACGCTGAAGCAATTACTTTTTCGGGTCAAGTTGCTATTCGTTGGATTGAAAGTAAGATGAATTCATATCTGAATAAAATTCTTAAAACTGAGGATGTTGATTATGTTATTGCTTCTGATACTGACTCCATTTATCTTAATATGGGTCCTTTGGTTGAAACTGTATACAAGGGAAGAGAGAAAACTACTGAAAGCGTTGTTTCGTTCCTTGATAAGATCTGTAAGGTGGAACTTGAAAAGTATATTGAAAGTTGCTACCAAGAATTGGCTGACTATGTGAATGCCTATGACCAAAAGATGCAAATGAAGCGGGAGAATATTGCTGATCGTGGAATTTGGACTGCTAAGAAGCGTTATATTCTGAATGTTTGGGATAGTGAAGGTGTTCGCTATGAAGAACCCAAACTCAAGATGATGGGCATTGAGGCAGTCAAATCATCAACTCCTGCTCCTTGCCGTAAGATGATCAAAGATGCTCTCAAGTTAATGATGAGTGGAACTGAAGATGAGGTAATTGAGTTTATTGAGAATGCTCGCAAAGAGTTTAGGAATCTTCCACCAGAACAAATTTCATTTCCTCGTTCAGCATCTGATGTAAATAAATATAAATCTTCTTCGACGATTTATTCAAAAGGAACTCCCATTCACGTTCGAGGAGCACTTCTTTTTAATCACTATATTAAAGAAGCAAAACTAACGAGTAAATATTCTCTTATACAAAATGGAGAAAAGATTAAATTTGTTTATCTAAAAAAACCAAATCATATTCACGAAAATATCATTTCCTTCATCCAAGAATTTCCAAAAGAATTGAATCTTGACAAATACATAGACTATGAATTACAATTTGAGAAAGCATTTCTAGAACCACTCAAGATTATCCTTGATTCAATTGGGTGGAGTGTAGAAAAGACTACTAGTTTAGAATCATTTTTTGTATAAGGAGTATTATGGATTTTTTGAAAGATATTGTAAAAGAAATTGGTGGAGAATACACCCAACTTGCTTCAGAGATTGATGAAACCGAAACTTTTGTGGACACAGGTTCGTACATTTTTAATGCACTGGTTTCAGGTAGCATTTTTGGTGGTGTATCTGGGAATAAGATTACTGCTATTGCTGGAGAGTCTTCTACTGGAAAGACTTTCTTCAGCCTCGCCGTGGTTAAGAATTTCCTCGATAATAATCCCGATGGTTATTGTCTCTACTTTGATACTGAGGCTGCTATCACCAAATCTCTTCTAGAGTCCAGAGGTTTAGATACTTCTCGTATTGTTGTGGTGAATGTTGTTACGGTAGAAGAGTTTCGTGGAAAGGCACTCAAGGCAGTTGACCTTTATATGAAAAAACCCGAAGGAGAAAGAAATCCTTGTATGTTTGTGCTAGACTCTTTGGGAATGCTTTCCACCAGCAAGGAGATTAATGATGCACTGAATGATAAGGAAGTTAGAGACATGACCAAATCTCAACTGATCAAAGGCGCATTCCGTATGCTTACCCTGAAGTTGGGGCAGGCAAACATTCCTATGATTGTCACTAATCATACTTACGATGTTATTGGTTCCTATGTTCCTATGAAAGAAATGGGTGGTGGTAGTGGTCTCAAGTATGCCGCTTCTACTATCATTTATCTCAGCAAGAAAAAGGAGAAGGATGGTACAGAAGTCATTGGAAACATTATCAAGGCAAAGACTCATAAATCGCGTCTAAGTAAGGAAAATCAAGATGTTGAAGTCCGTCTGTATTATGATGAGCGCGGTCTTGATCGTTACTATGGTCTTCTGGAACTTGGTGAACTTGGTGGACTCTGGAAGAATGTAGCGGGTCGTTATGAGATGGATGGTAAGAAAATTTATGCAAAAGAGATTCTTAAAAATCCAGAACAATATTTTACTGATGAGGTAATGGAAAAACTTGATGTGATTGCTAAAGGTGAATTTTCTTATGGAGCTTAGTTCTCTTCCATTGTTCCCAATTCCATTACTTGTTTCAAACTTTCATGATAAAAATCATGATCTAAATCTTCAACTTGTAGAAGATATTTTAGGAGAAAAACAAAAAGATCCTGAAGGTGAAGATCACAGTAATCTGGGTGGATGGCATAGCAAGACCGATTTAGAAACTAAGTATAAAAGTTTCTCTGAATTATCTAAAATTATAACTGATTATGGAAATCAATATTGCAAATCACACGGATATAAAGACGGATTAATTTGCTCTGATCTTTGGGCAAATGTAAATAAATCTGGTGATATAAATTTTATGCATCATCACGGAACAACTGCTCTTGCTGGTGTATATTATCCAATTGAATCTATAGTTGAAAATGATTGGAGATTCAATTATACTCAAGATAATCCAATAAAAGCAGGAACTTGGAATAATAAGGATGGAGGAGCATTAGTTTTCCAAGATCCTTCATACGGAAAAAAGGTTCATTTAATTAGAGATAAGGCATCACCATACAATGTTGATTTTTATCACCTTTATCCAACAGCATCAGTTTTAGTTTTATTTCCAACATATCTTCTTCATATGGTTCTCCCATTTAAAGAAGACAAGACAAGAGTTAGTGTATCGTTTTCGTTTTCTTATGGAAAAAATTGAATTCTTAATTTTAAGAAACCTATTATATAATGAGGATTATACAAGAAAAGTATTGCCCTTTATTAAAGCAGATTACTTTCAAGATTCTAATCAAAGAATCATTTTTGAAGAGATGTATTCTTTTATTTCAGAATATAATAAACTTGCAACAAAAGAAATTCTTTGCATTGAATTAGAGAAAAGAAATGACCTAAATGAACAAACTTACAAAGAAACTCTTAATGTAATTTCTGCACTTGATGATGTTCCTGTTGAAACTAATTGGGTAATTGATACAACAGAAAAATGGTGTAGGGACAGAGCAATTTATCTTGCTCTTATGGAATCCATACATATTGCGGATGGAGATGATGATAAAAAGAATCGTGATTCAATTCCCTCAATTCTTTCTGATGCACTATCAGTAAGTTTTGATAATCACGTTGGACATGATTACTTACAAGATTATGAAGAACGTTATGAATCTTATAGAAGAAAGGAGGACAAAATTGAATTTGATCTTGAATACTTTAACAAAATTACCAAAGGCGGTCTCCCTAACAAAACTCTTAATATCGCTCTTGCTGGTACGGGCGTCGGGAAATCTCTATTCATGTGCCATGTGGCTAGCTCCGTCTTGCTCCAAGGACGGAACGTATTGTACATTACGCTCGAAATGGCGGAAGAGAAAATTGCTGAACGAATTGATGCAAACCTCTTGAATGTAAATATTCAGGATATTGCTGAACTTCCTAAAAACATTTTTGAGACTAAAGTTAATAACCTTGCAAAGAAAACGCAAGGATCTCTAATCATTAAAGAGTATCCAACTGCTTCAGCACACGCAGGCCATTTCAAGTCTCTTCTAAATGAACTCGCACTGAAGAAGTCATTTAAACCAGATATTATCTTTATTGATTACCTGAATATTTGTTCTTCATCAAGGTTTAAAGGTGGAAGTAATATCAACTCTTATACCTTGGTTAAGTCTATTGCAGAAGAACTCCGTGGTCTTGCTGTGGAGTTTAATGTTCCTATTATGAGTGCAACACAAACTACAAGAAGTGGTTTTGGATCCTCTGATGTGGAATTGACCGATACTTCAGAAAGTTTCGGTCTTCCTGCAACTGCTGACCTTATGTTTGCTCTTATTTCTACAGAGGAACTGGAAGGTCTTGGTCAAATCTTAGTTAAGCAACTTAAGAACCGATACAATGATCCAACAATGTATAGAAGGTTTGTGATTGGAATTGATAGAGCAAAAATGAGACTCTATGACTGCGAACAATCTGCCCAAAATGATATACTTGACTCTGGTAAAGAAGAAGAGTATAATTATGAAGATACAAAACCTAAAAAATCATTTGAAGGATTTAAATTCTGATGACTATTGATCTTAAAAAATATGTTGAATTCGTTGATGCAACAACATCAAACCCCAGCAAACAATATAGTGAGTTTCTCAAGCGTCTTCATAACCTTGAAGTGGAAGGATTTCCTACCGAGCGACTGCTTACTGCTGCTGTAGGAATGTCTGCAGAAGCAGGGGAATTTACTGAAGTTGTGAAGAAAATGATCTTCCAAGGTAAACCAGTCAATGAAGAGAACCTGTTTCACCTTAAGCGTGAACTAGGAGATATTATGTGGTACGTTTCTCAAGCGTGTATTGGTCTGGATATTTCTATTGAAGAAGTGATTCAGATGAACTTTGAGAAACTGAGTGCTCGTTATCCTGAAGGTACATTCACCATTGAACGTTCTGAAAATCGTGTGGAGGGAGACCTGTGACTAAAGAAAAACAAGTAACAATTAAAATGGATGTAAGAACTTCACTTGAGGTTCTTCAAGTTCTTGATGGTGCTACTGCTGGATATAGTAAAGAGCATTCTCCAGAAAGGATTGTAAGACTTCGTGAAGTAATGAACCAACTTGATACAGAACTGGAAAAAGTAGTTTAAGTGTAGTTGATAAATAAACCGAAAGGTTGCTTTAACCCACTTGACT